TGAATTGGGGCCAGTCATTACTTGTCATCATTTAGATGATTGTGTAGAAACATATATCTGGTCAAGTTTACACGGTACCCCTAAAGTTATTCCATTAACTCGCAACAATGTGTTACGCCCATTCTTAACTACTCGCAAAAGTGAATTTATTCGCTGGTGTGAGCAACACAAAGTTCCATGGATCGAAGACGATTCAAATACGAACACCAAATACACAAGAAATTATATTCGCAATGAAATGATGCCACATGTATTGAAAGTCAATCCGGGCATTCATACTTTGGTCAAGAAGATTGTAGAAGGTAAGCAAAATACTTGACTTCTCTACTGAGTCCAAGTACACTAACTAATTATTTAAGGAGATCCTATGTCAGATTACAACAGAACCTTTAACGGTGATGCAAAGATTAAACTAACGCAATTGGTCAATGAGGGCATGACAGTCCTACATGAGATTGACACATTGAATGGTGGTTTGAACGACACTATTAAAGCGGTCGCAGAAGAACTTGAAATCAAAGCAAGTACTTTGAAGAAAGCAATTAAGATTGCACACAAGGCAAGTCTTGGTCAGACTAACAAAGACCACGATGAACTCAACACTATCTTGGAAACAGTCGGCAAAACTCTATGAGTTATGTGGATGCTATTCACAGTAGGGATGAAGACCGTATCTATGTAGTAGAGCGGGATACTAACGGTAAACGTCAGTATAAAGAATACCCTACTAACTACGTGTTATACTACCCTGATCCTAAGGGTAAACATCGTAGCATCTATGGCGATCCAGTTAGCCGTTTTAGTACCCGCAAACGACAAGAGTTTGAAAAAGAAAGACGCATACATTCAGGTAAGAAACTATTTGAAAGTGATGTTAATGTAGTCTTTCGTTGTCTCAGTGAGAACTATTTAAAAGTTGATGCACCTAAACTTCACACATGCTTTTTCGACATTGAAGTAGACTTTGATCCTGATAAAGGTTTTAGTCCTACGAGTGATCCATTCAATCCTGTTACAGCTATCAGTTGCTACTTAGATTGGCTCGACCAGTGTATTACTCTTGTTATTGCTCCTAAGCATATGACACCCGAGACAGCAAACGAGATTGTCAATGAATTTGAAAACACAATGCTTTTCAAATCTGAGAAGGAAATGTTTGATGTTTTCTTTCAACTGATTGAAGATGCAGATGTACTAACTGGCTGGAACTCAGAGGGATATGATATTCCCTATATGGTTAATCGTGTTACTAGAGTGATGAGTAAAGATGACACACGCAAGTTTTGCTTGATGGGTCAACTACCTAAAGCTAGAGAATATGAACGATTCGGTAAGAGTGAAACAACCTATGACTTGGTAGGTCGTATTCATTTGGACTATCTACAGTTGTACAAAAAATACAACTATGAATCACGCCACAGTTACAAACTAGACTCTATCGGTGAGATGGAAGTCGGTGAGAACAAAACACAATATGAAGGTACTCTTGACCAACTGTATAACAAAGACTTTAAAAAGTTCATTGAATACAATAGACAAGATACAATGTTGTTGGTGAAGATTCACAACAAACTTAAGTTTTTAGAATTAGCTAATCAACTTGCACATGAGAATACAGTACTGCTCCCAACAGTAATGGGTTCAGTAGCAATGATTGAGATGGCTATTTTTAATGAAGCACACGAACGTGGCTTAGTTGTTCCAGATAAAAAACGAAAGGTTGAAAATGAAGAAGAAGTCCAGCAGGCAGCAGGTGCCTTTGTTGCTACGCCGAAACGAGGAATGCACGAATACGTCGGTGCAGTTGACATCAACTCGCTCTATCCCTCGGTTATTCGTGCCCTCAACATGGGTGGAGAAACCATCGTTGCTCAGATCAGACAAACATTAACTGACCAATATATGAAAGATAAAGGTCTTCGCCTTGCTATGGAAAAGAAAAGATACAAGGACGGAGACGATGATGTTACTGGTGCTATCTTGTGGGAAGGATTGTTTAGTTGCTTAGAGTATACTGCAATCATGTCACAAGAACGTGGTACAATGTTATGGGTAGACTACGAAGATGGTCGTAGTGTAGAAATGAGTGCGGCAGAGATTTGGAAGATGATCTTTGATAGTCACAAGCCCTGGATGCTAAGTGCTAATGGCACAGTCTTTACTTATGAAAAAGAAGGTGTTGTTCCCGGTCTACTTACACGATGGTATAGTGAACGTAAAGAAACTCAGAAGCTTGCTAAAGAAGCATATGGTACTGATAAGTTTGAATACTATGATAAGCGTCAGCTTGTTCGTAAGATTTTACTTAACTCAGCATATGGCGCATTGTTGAACGAACATTGCCGTTTCTATGATAAGCGTATTGGTCAAAGTGTTACACTGAGTGGTCGTCAGATTGTTAAGCATATGATGAGTACAATCAATGAAACAGTTGAAGGTATCTATTCACACGAAGGCAATGCTATTGTTTATGGTGATACTGACTCATGTTACTTCACTGCCTATACTACATTGAAGCCACAGATTGATAGTGGTGAACTAGAGTGGAACAAAGAGACTTGCATCGGTTTATACGATGGTATTGCTGACAATGCTAATGATTCATTCCCTGCATTCATGGAGAAAGCATTTCATGCTCCTCGCAAGAATGGTGAAATCATCAAAGCTGGTCGAGAACTGATCGGTGATCGTGCTATCTTTATTACTAAAAAACGTTATGCAATCAACATCTTTGACAAAGAAGGCAAACGTAAAGATAAAGAAGGCAAGATGGGTGATATCAAAGCAATGGGTCTTGACTTGAAACGTGCTGATACTCCTAAGTATGTACAAGAGTTCTTATTGAATGTATTGAGCATGGTAATTCAGCAAGGTAAAGGTCGTGATGAAATCATTGAAGCTATCAAAGATTTTAAGCGGGTTTTAACAGCACAGGATAGCTGGACTAAAGGTTCCCCTAAAGGTGTGAACAAACTTACATACTACGGTGACCTAGAAGCTAAGAGTGCATCTGGTCGTGCTAACATGCCTGGTCACGTAAGAGCCGCACTTAACTACAATTACTTGCGTAGAGTAAATGGAGATCAATACAGTCAAAAGATTATTGATGGTATGAAGGTTATTGTTTGTAAACTTAAAACTAACGCATTGGGTTTTACAAGCATTGCTTATCCTGTTGACGAACTTAGACTACCTAAATGGTTTACAGAGTTACCATTCGATGATGCTGAGATGGAAAAGACATTGGTCGATGAAAAAATTGATAACTTGTTAGGTGTGCTAGGATGGGATATTCGTAGTAACACAGATACTAACAGCACGTTCGATGATTTATTCAGTTTCGGTTAAATTGATATTGACATACGCAATAAACTCCATTATAATACACACTATAACTACCTAAATAGTTCAAACAAAGGAAAAACATGAAAGATTATTTACAAGATTTAATTCAACACACACAGGGTCTAGGTAACGTAGACTTAATTAAAGTCACTGGCACTGACCAAGAAACACAAATCAATGCAATTGCAGACGACAAATCTGTTATTGTAAGTGGTACTCTTGCAAGTCCCATCAGTGATTTCATCGGAGTATTCGGTATGCCTAACTTAGGCAAATTGAAAACTATTATCGGATTCGATGATTACGACAAAGATGCTAAGATTACTGTCACTACTTCTAACAGAGACGGGGTAGATGTTCCTACTACAATTCACTTTGAAACAAAGAACGGTGACTTTGTTAATGATTATCGTTTGATGAGCAAAGCTATCGTTGAAGAAAAAGTTAAGACTGTTACTTTCAAAGGTACAACATGGAATGTTGAATTTGAACCTAGTATCGCGGGTATTCAGCGACTAAAGAAACAAGCAAGTGCTAACAGCGAACAAGATCATTTTACTATGACTACTGTTAACGGTGACTTAAAGATTAACTTTGGTGACCCATCAACTCACAGTGGTAACTTTGTGTTTCAACCAACTGTCACTGGTACATTGAGCAAGACATGGAACTGGCCTGTTAAAGTGTTCTTAGCTATTATGGATCTGCCAGGTGATAAAACTGTGCGTGTCGCTGATGCAGGCGCAACTGAGATTACTGTTAACAGTGGTCTAGCAATATATCGTTATTTGTTACCAGCCAATTCAAAATGATTGACCATGTAGTTGGTAGCGAGTACCTCAATGTTACTAGTAACAAAGGGGCTCAGCCTTACATCAATACTAGTAACCCCATAACAGGTATGATGGCGTTTGATAGTAGCAGTCAAAGTATGAAAGTATATGATGGTAATGGTTGGCAAATACTCGGCGGCGGAAGTGCTAGTATTAACCTAACACCTAATGCTATCAATATTTTAAAGTGGGCTGAAAAGAAGATGTTTGAAGAAGCCTTACGCAATAAATTAGCAGAAGCTAACCCTACTATCAGAGACCTTATGGATCAGATAAAACAAAAAGAAGAACAACTTAGTATTGTTCTATCATTGATAAAAGAAGAAGTAAAAGTTTAATGGAACAAGTAAATCTATCAGCAAGTCACAACCCCGAATGGGCACTGTTCTTACCCGCAGTCAGTAGTTTTTATATCTCTGGCTTAGGTAAGCAACGTAAGGGTGAACAATACTTTGACCCCGCACGTATCCCTGCTCAATTCAACGGTGATGTAGAGAAATTAAACTTTCTCAATAGCAAAGAAGGTCTCTATTATTATAAATGGGGATTGTACAGTGCTGGTCACGCTAACTTAGATACTACTAAAAACGACCCCAATGAATCAATCATTAGAGAACGTGAAGCCGGTACATTCATGTTAGGTGACAGTGGTGGATTTCAGATTCTAAAAGCACAATGGCCAGCAGACTGGAAAGATCCTAACTGCCCACGTGCTATGATTAAGCGTAAAGCAGTATTGAACTGGATGGACACATACATGGACTATGGTATGTGTTTAGATATCCCATCACAGTCATTAAGTACGTTTCATATCAAAGATCCCAAGACAGGTAAGTCTGCTCATGGTATCAGTACGATTGAAGAAGCTATTAGTGCAACACACATCAATAACGAATATTTCATTAAACATCGTAATGGTAACTGTAAGTTCTTAAATGTATTGCAAGGTCGCAATCATACACAGAGTGATGACTGGTATGAAGAAATGAAAAAGTATTGTGACCCAAACATCTATCCAGATAATCACTTTAATGGTTGGGCATTCGGTGGTCAAAATAAGATTGACGTACACTTGATGTTGCGTAGACTTGTTAACATCATACATGACGGTTTACTAGTTGAAGGTAAGCATGATTTGATTCACTGTCTGGGTGTATCAATCTTAGAGTATGCGGTACTCTTCACCGACATTCAACGTGCTATTCGTAAGTATCACAACCCTAAACTTCAGATTACATTTGACTGTGCTAGTCCATTCTTTAGTGCGGCTAAGGGCCTTGCATATTTTAACAATAGCATTGAACACAATAAGAAGTGGGCATACAGCATGGAAAAGACGGCTGAAAACAAAGGTTATGCTAATGATAATCGGAAATTCAGTGATGCTGTATTGCAAGATAAGATACATAAAGTGTTCACAGACAGTCCGGTTACTGACCTTATGACTGTTAAGGACCTTTGTTATCGTGGTCAAGGTTTCATTGGTCAACATGGTAAAGAAACTAAAACAAGTTGGGATACTCTTAGCTACACTTTATTGCAAAGCCATAATGTTTATCAGCATATGACTGCTGTACAAGAAGCCAATCGGAAGTATGAACAGGGCATCATGCCTAAGATGGTTATGAATCAGTTTGATGAAGAACATTTCGGTGAAATTGTTGATAAGATATTTGCACAAAATGATAGACAAAAGAGTCTAGATATGATAGAATCACACAGTAGCTTCTGGATGCAAATGAAATCAGGTAGTCAAGGTTTCAGTGGTAAAAAAGCAATGAATGCTATGACTATGTTTGACCAATTATTTGAAGTAAATACAGATGAACCGGAAGTTGATGAAGTCATTGAGGACAGTGATGATGAAATTTCCAAAGTACTAGGAGAATAATATGCCGTATAAAAATCGTAT